CAACTTAGATGGGAAGAAATAGCGGAACAGAAATTCATGAGCAAAGCCACAATTTATAGAAGGAGGAGGATTATCTTAGAACAGTACGCTATACTGAAAGGTGAGTTGTAAACAAGAATGAGACAAAAGGCATCTTGAAGTCTCACAAAAAAAGGTTTATTATGATAGCATGAACTTCTGAAACAAAAACACATATCACACTTTAGGAGTCATCCTTAATTCTAGTCAGAAAAGTTGTCCAACAGAAGTATCGTCAAGAGTCAGCAAATGCTGGCTTTTTGTTTTGGGAAAGGAGGTAGAATATGGAATTTGTATCACCGATAAAAGATAATGACGACATTCAGGCAATGAAAGATTATCTCAGAGAGTGGAATGAGATGTATTATATGTTATTCATCACAGGTCTGAATACTGGTTTGCGAGTCGGAGATATACTTACCTTGAAAGTTAAAGATGTCCAGGGATGGCACATCAAGCTGAGAGAACGGAAGACTGGCAAGCAGATAACAAGACGGATGACAAAAGAACTCAAGAAAGAAATGAGGAGATATGTCGAGGACAAACCATTTCATCATTTCTTATTCAAGAGTAGGCAAGGTCAGAATAAAGCAATCACTCGTGAGCGAGCCTATCAAATCATACATGAAGCAGCTGAAGAACTTGGCATTGATAATGTTGGAACACATACAATGCGAAAAACGTTTGGCTATAAATATTACAACAAGACAAAGGACGTAGGAACGTTACAGAAAATGTTCAATCATTCTTCACCTGCAATCACCCTGAGATACATAGGGATAGAGCAAGCAGAGCTTGATGATGCTTTACGGAACTTTGTCATTTAATTTTTTTAGATATTACTTTCACATAATGAGTTAAGCATAAACTGAAAAAATGAAACTCTTTAAAACCCATGCTTAGTAAGGGTTTGAGATTTAGAGTGAGTTTAACAAAATATAAGATATGTGAAAGTGAGGGGTGAAATTGGTATAGTTACAGGAGGTAGAAAATGTTAAAAGAATACCGTGATGATTTTCTTGGAGAAAAGGCCTTCGAGAAATTAAATAAAGATATTGATGCGAATCCTGGTGTTGGCTTTGAAATTGTTGGATATACTCAAACAGCATTTATAAATGGAATGCATATACCGCTAACAGCCATACTAGTAAAATGGGGTAATTTTTTTAAAGAATCAGAATGAGACAAAAGACATCTTGAAGTCTCACAAAAAAAGGTTTATTATGGTAGCATAGATTTCTTGTATGAGGAGGGGATAGGTCAAAGGCCTGTCCCTTTTAGCATTGAGAAAGGAGGTTTGAGATGTATAACAAACCTATCAGACCATCCTTGAGATCTAAGAAGTGGGAGAAGTTCCGCGACAGGATAATGCGTAAGCATGATTATCTTTGTCAAGAAAGTTTGCGTTACGGAATTTCTGTTCAAGCAGAAATGGTTCACCATATCTTTCCTGTATCTGAATATCCTGAACTTGAATTCGTTGAATGGAATTGTTTGCCGTTGACGAATAAGAAACACAATACGTTTCATGATAGAGTGAACGATAGAGTAATCAACCAAGGCTTGTATTGGCAGAAAAAGAGAAAAAAAGAATTTTTAAATTTTTTCAAAAATGAAAAATGAAAATTTTTAGTCCCCCCCTATTTTTAAAAAATCATTTTGGCCAGTAGGGTACCGGTGAAGGGAACTTTTTCCAAGTCGGGAGGCTTCAGATAAAAAGGGGATAAAAACTAAGCATTTTTGACGAAAGGAGGTAGTTTTTGGCTAAACCAATTACAGCGAAGTCGATTAAGTCGAAAGTGGTCAAGCAGATGAAAGACTTGGGTACTTATCGGAAAGAGTTCGAAATGATCATTGATATTTTCGCAGGCATGCTCTATCAGTATCAGAAACTTGCTCAAGATTATGCTGATATGGGTTATCCAGTGACAGATACCTACGTCAACAAAGCTGGTGCTGAGAATGAGCGCAAAGTTCCAATATTGACAGCAATGGAAATACTCCGAAAAGACATCCTGAGTTATTCTAATCAGCTGATGATGAATCCTAAGTCGCTCGGTGAGGTAGTAGAACAAGAAGGTGATTCAGTTCTTACTGAGGTCCTGAAGTTTAAGAACGAAATCAAGAAAAAGCGAGTGACTGGCAATGGGTAACCTTGGCAAAGCGAAAGAGTATGCTCAGCACGTCATATCTCACAGAGAGGAACATTGTGAGGAAAACATTCTTGCAGCTGAACGTTTCTTGCGTGATCTTGAAAATCCTGAGTTTGAAATGGATGAGGAAATCGTTGATTTCGTTGTTCACTTTATCGAGAATACGATAGTCCATCAGCAGGGCGATGACATGTTTGCGGTGTCTATCCGTAACAAGCCATTACTCTTGCAACCTTGGCAACACTTTGTGGTTGTTAATCTATTTGGATTCTACTACAAGGGGTCAAACGAGCGCAGGTTCAAAGAAGCGCTTATCATGCTGGCTCGGAAGAATGGGAAGACCTCATTTACTGCTGCAATCGCTCTAGCTTATCAGATACTGGACACGGATAGCGGTTCAAAATGCTACATCGTGGCCAACTCGGTCAAGCAAGCTATGGAAGCCTTTGGATTCTTAAAATTCAATGTAGAGCGATGGAATGACAAGAACATTCGTATCAAGGATAACAACCAGGAACACTCAATCACTGCTAATTTTGGTATCGAGGGTTCTTTCTTTATCCAGGCACTGGCCAACGATGAAAGCCGTTTGGACTCATTGAACGGTAACGTAATTATCCTAGACGAAGCTCACACGATGAGAAACAGCAAGAAGTACGGTCTTATGAAGAAAACAATGTCAGCATACCGAAACAGTATGCTTTTTGTTATCTCTACGGCTGGTGATATTCCTACTGGTTTCCTTGCTAACCGTCTGAAATATTGTCAAAAGGTTCTTAAACAATTGGTCAAGGATGATTCCTTGTTCATGTTTATCTGCAAAGCTGACCAGACGACTGATGGAGACGTGGGCGATTATCTGGACGAGAATGTTCTTAAAAAAGCCAATCCTTCGTGGGGTGTGACGGTATCGCTCAAGGCTCTGAGAGAAGAAGCTGAGCAGGCTATGAACGATCCACAGACTAGGAATGAGTTTTTTAACAAGACTTTGAATGTCTTTACAAACTCAATGAACGCTTATTTCAATCCTGATGAATTTATTGCTTCAGACAGTTGTTACGATTGGACTTTGGAAGAACTGGCACGCTTGCCTATCCAGTGGTATGGTGGAGCTGACTTGTCAAGGTTGCATGACTTGACCGCTGCTGCTCTTTATGGGGTTTACCATGATGGTGAGAAAGATGTTGATATTTGCATCACACACGCTTTCTTTCCTCGTGTCAACGCTCAAAAGAAAGCCAATGATGACGGGATTCCACTTTTTGGGTGGCAGTATGATGGCTGGCTGACGATGAGCAATACTCCGACCGTTCTCTATGATGATATTGTCAAATGGTTTATCAAGATGAGAGAGAAAGGGTTCAAGATTGCTGCTGTCGGAATGGATAGGAAGTTTGGCCGTGAGTTTCTGACGAAGATGAAACAAGCTCGGTTCAAGATGATTGACCAACCTCAGCTTTTTTATCTGAAATCAGAGGGCTTCAGACGGATTGAGTTCAAAGTCAAGAATAAAGAGTTTTACTATCTTCATTCTGATGCTTACGAATACTGTGTGAGCAATGTTAGAGCGATTGAAAAGGTGGATGATGCTGTGCAATATGAAAAATTAGATGGTGACGGTGGTACTGCAAGAATTGACTTGTTCGATGCCAGCGTTTTTGCTTGCATTCAGGCTCTTGCTAATCTTGGTAAGAATCAGAATGTCATGAGCTTTTTTGATTAGAGAAAGGAGGTGAGGAAATATGGGGCTTTTAGATAGAATTTTGAAACGTGGTAAGAGTCGAAGCGGAACGAACGTTATCACTCATTCAGATTTTGGACTTTATATTGACGGTGATAGCTATGTGCCTTTGGCTCGAAATCCTGATGTGATTGCTGCGGTCAACAAGATTGCTGACATGGTATCAAATATGACCATTCATTTGATGGAGAATACCGACAAGGGAGACATACGAGTTAAAGACGGACTAGCTAGAAAAATTGATGTAAATCCATGCGAAAATATGACTCGCAAGACTTGGATTTTCAAGATTGTGCGTGACCTGTTGCTATTTGGTGACGGAAATTCGGTTCTTCATGTCGAATATGATCTTGTGAATGATTACATTTCGAACCTAAGACCATTCCCAATGAGCGAAGTTTCTTTTAAAAGCGATGGGCTCGGCTATGTTATGAATTATCGTGGTGTTGACTACAACCCAAACGAAATTGTGCACTTTGTAATCAATCCTGATCCAGACAATCCATTTGTAGGAACTGGATACAGACTTGCTCTGAGGGATATTGTTAGGAATTTAAACCTTGCGACTCAAATTAAAAAAGGATTTATGAATGGAAAGAACGTTCCTAGCCTAATTGTTAAGGTTGATTCTTCGAATGGAGAATTGGGCACACAAGAGGGACGAGACAAGGTTGCTAAGAAATACTTAGCAACAAGTCAGGCAGGTGAGCCGTGGATTATTCCTGATGCTTTGTTGAGTGTAGAACAGGTTAAACCACTCAGCTTAAAAGATATCGCTATCAATGAATCTGTTGAAATTGATAAGAAAACAGTTGCTGGGCTTCTGGGAGTGCCAGCTTTTATTTTGGGAGTTGGTAGCTTTGACAAAGAAGAATACAACAACTTTGTCAATACAACAATCATGAGCATCGCTACGACAATCACTCAGACATTAACGAGAGACTTACTCGTTTCAAATAATCGGTATTTTAAACTCAATGCTCGCTCACTTTATTCGTATGACATTACAGAATTATCTTCAGTTGCTGAACAGATGACTAAAAGTATGGCAATGCGTCGAAACGAGTGGAGGGATTGGCTTGGGATGCCGCCTGATCCTGATATGGATGAGCTCCTCGCTCTTGAAAATTATCTACCACAAGACAGACTTGGGGACCAGAAGAAGTTGAAAGGAGGTGAGGAAGAGAATGAACAAACGGAATAGTTATCGTACTGCTCAGTTCAAGACACGAGAAGAAAGTGACACTGGTGATTTGATTTTGAGCGGGTACTTTATCAAGTTCGATGAAGTTACTGAATTATGGTCGGGTTACTTTGAGGTAATCAAACGTGAGGGTGTTGAAAAAGCCATCAAAGGAGCTGACATCAGGGCATTATTTAACCATGATGATAGTTTAGTGCTTGGTCGTACTGGTAACGGGACGGTCATTTTGGGAGTTGATGAAATTGGACTTTACGGTGATATCATCATCAACAAAGATGATCCGCAAGCTGTTGGAGCCTATGCTCGTGTTCAGCGTGGCGATGTAATTGGATGTAGCTTTGGTTTCATCCCAATCAAAATCAATACAGAAGAGCAAGCAGATGGTTCGTACCTGGACACTATCTTGGAATTAGAAATCTTTGAAGTGAGTCCATGTACTTTCCCAGCCTATCCGCAAACGGAAATTGCTGCACGACAGAAAGACTTTGAAAGTCAACAGCGTGCCAATCGTGAAGCGCTGGACAAGCGCAAGAAAGAAATTAAGGAGAAATTTAATCTATGAACAAATCAAGGATTTTAGGTGTTCGTATTAATCTTAAAGAAAACAAAGTAGCTAAACTCGCAGAGTCGATTGAAGAATTGAACAAGCGTTCTGAACTTGAAGCGAAGAAATTGGAACAAGCTGGAAATGATGAAGAAGTTTCAACAGTTGAAAAGAACCTGGAAGACATCCAAAAAGAATTGGATGAAAAATTGGCAGAAAAAGAACAACTTGAAAAGGAAATCGAAGATTTGCAAAATCAAGTTGAAGAATTGAATCGTAAAGCACCGACTTACCCAAGTCAAGAAAAACGTGGAGGACAGAAATTGGAACAACGTGACGCAATTGCTAAATACATTCGTACTGGTCAAACTCGTGACATCACAGGCTTGAAAACTACTGATTCAGGAAGCGCAGCTTTAATCCCTATTGAAGTTTTGAAACCTCATTTTGTTAACAAAACACGTAATCCACTTTTGGATCTTGTGGAACGTGTGAAAGTTAACAGTGGATCTGGTAAATATCCACTTATCAAGAAAACGGATGGTGTAATGGTTTCAGTAGATGAATTGAAATCAAATCCAGAACTCGGAAAACCAGCAATCAGCGAGATTGATTATTCAATCAAGACTTACCGTGGATATGTCCCTGTGTCACAAGAAATGATTGACGACTCAGACTATGACATCATGTCCATTGTTGAAAATGAAGTGATCAATCAAGGTGAAAACACTGAATTGTCATTAGTTACAGCTGTCCTCAAAACAGCTACACAAGCGGATGCGGCTGGATTTGATGGCATTAAAGATATCTACAACAAGAAGCTTAAATCAATTTATAAAGCAAGCATCGTTGTAACTAAGTCAATGTTTGCCGCACTTGACAAAGTGAAGGACAAAGATGGGCGCTACATGCTTCAAACTGATGTAGCTTCACCTACTGGTTATTCATTTGGTGGGAAAACAATCTACAAAGTAGATGACACAGTGTTTGGAAACGAAGGAGATATGAAATTCTTCATTGGAGATGTTACTGAGTTCGTCAAAGAGTTTGACCGCGCCCAAGTATCCGTTAAATGGGTTAATAATGACATTTACGGACAATTGCTTGGACTTTTCATCCGTCTGGATATTAAGAAAGCAGATGAAGAAGCTGGATTCTTCGGAACATACACTGATGTTGTAGCTTAAGGAGGTAGCGTATGAGCTATAAAGTAATCCGTCCTTTCAAGGACTTGACTGATCCTGAAAATCATGACTATGCTGTTGGCGATATCTTTCCTCGTGAGGGATATGAGCCAACAGATAGCTTTACAAACGGCCTTTTGACTGGTGCCAACACTGCTGGCTCCATCTTCCTTGACGTTTTGGGAGATGATGAACCTAAAAAGCCAGCTCCTGAAACCAAAGAAGTGAAAGAAGAGCCCGCAGTTGAGCAGGAAGAAACAGTTGATGAAACTTCTGAAGAGCCTGTTAAGGAAGTTGAGGAGTAAACATGGACGAAGGTCAGCTTTTGGAATTGCTGAAGCTTAAGCTGGGTATTTCAACCCACTTGAGAGACAAGCCGTTAAGTAAAATCATTTCAAGTGTCATCACTGAATTGACCGATAACCTCGGTATCGAGCTTGTTGGTGAGCGTGCTGACCATGAAATGTTTATCGTTGACTATGCTGCTTATCGCTATGAGGGTGGGGTGGATATGCCACGTCACCTTCAATGGCGACTGCATAATTTACAGATAGCATCAAAGAAAGAGGTCAAGAATGTGGAATCATGAAATCACGCTAATCTCTAAGAAAGTCACAGGTAAGGACAAGTTACTACAACCAATCTCTGAAGATGTTGAAGTTACTCTGTTGTGTCGTAAAAAGAAGGTTACTCGCTCTGAATTTTATCAAGCAAATCAGGCAGGTCTAAAACCGAGCTTAGTCGTTGAGATTCGAAATTTTGAGTATGAGAATCAGGAGTTTGCGAAATTTGAAGGCAAGCAATATCGTATCTTGAAAACCTATCCTATCGATTCTGAAATTTTAGAATTGACTTTGTCAGAGGTCTTGAAATGAGCTTAACAAGTGATTTAGCGAATGAAATTGCAAAGGCAATGGCAGAGTACTCTGCTGAGGTAGAAGATAAGATTGACCTGATTGCTGAGGACGTTGTAAACGAAGCCGTTACGGAATTAAAAGCGACTAGTCCAAAACGTCATGGAAAGTATGCTAGAAATTGGCGATTCAAGAAAAATGCTAAGGGGTCATACGTCATCTACAACGCAGCTCCAACCTATCGTTTAACTCACTTACTAGAAAATGGGCATGTTTTGAGAAATGGCGGTCGTAGTCGGGCATTTCCACATATTAAACCTGTTGAGGAGAAAGTTAAAGAAAACTTTGAGAAGCGTATCAAGGAGATTGGGAAATGAAGCTATCAGACTTTGCTGCTATTTTGGAACAGGTAAACCTGCCTGTCACCTATCGAGCGTTTAAAACTGGGAACGCTCCTGACCTACCTTACCTGGTCTATTATGAATCAAGTCCAGCCATCAATACAGCTGACAACACGGTTAATCATCAGATTAAGAGCGTGACAGTTGAGCTGGCTTTTGAGAATAAGGATGAAGATTTGGAAGAACGTCTGGAAGAGCTGTGGACAACCCACGAGCTCTTTTTCGATGTTCAAGAAGAAACATTTATCGAGACGGAAAGACTCTATGTCAAGTCTTATACGGTCTATCTATATTAAGGAGGAATGACATGACTCAAGAAAATAAAGTAACCTATGGTTTAAAAAATGTTCACGTTGCGCCAATTAAATCGATTGGTGCCGATGGAGTGATTGCTTATGATGAAATTTTCCGTTTTCCTGGCGCAATGGAATTAACATTGGATCCAAAGGGTGAATCAACACCAATCAAAGCAGACGATATCGATTATCACTTCATGAACTCAAATGAAGGGTATGAAGGGAAATTCAAAATCTCTCACATTATTGAAATGTTTGCGACTAAGATTCTGGGTGAAATCAAAGATGCTCAGACGGGTGTTTTGACTGAAAAAGCTGATGCAGAATTTACATCATTTGCCTTGATGTTTGAATTTTCAGGTGACAAGAATAAAACACGTCACGTCCTTTACTACTGTTCAGCAAGCCGTCCAGGCAATGGCTCAAAAACCAAAAATGGTACAAACGTCAACGAGCGTGAACTTGGCTTTAAGGCAAGTCCTCGTCCTCTGGATTCAGTTGTTAAACGCTCTATCACATCAGCTGATAATAAAGAAATTTATGACAACTGGTTCAAGAAAGTGTATGAACCTACTGCGGTGGCAGCTTAAGGAGAAAATCTATGCGTAAAATCGTTTTGGTTGGCGATCAGGAGTATGAGTTAGGCACAAATGGCTATACTCCTATCGCCTACAAGCAACAATTTGGGAAAGATTATTTTCAAGATTTGTTCTCAATGTTGAAAAATCAATCATTCATGAATGAATTGAACAAACTTGAAGCTGAAAAAGAATTGACAGCGACTAACATTGACATTTCAATGCTAGAAGAGTTTGATATGACCTTTTTCAACCGCCTTTTTTGGACCTTTGCTAAATCTGCAAATCCTCACATCAAGCCTTATGAACAATTCTTCATGGAAATGGAAGTCTTTCCGATTCAGGAAGTTGGTCCTGTGCTGATGGAAATGCTGAATGCGAGCATGACGACAAAAAAGCACCAGATGAATCAGAATCAGCTAGCGAAGAAATCTTTACAGTAGAGTCCTACTTATCCTGCTGTAAAGAAACTGGTCTGTCTATCGATGATTTAAAGCACATCTCAATCGGAATGGCTCTGGATTATCAGACGGATTATGTGAATTTACGGAGTGAGGATAAGGGTGGCGAACGGAAAGCAACACAAGCTGATTTTGACAGTTTTTAAAGAAAAAATGAGTGCTGAGAGAGCGATTCTGAGACCAAGTTCGTTGGTCTGACTGCATTATCAGTGGTAGAAGTTCTCTCAGCGCTTTTCTATTTTTTATGAAAGGAGGAAATATGGCAGGAAATATCAAAGGTATCAAAATTGAAATCAATGGCGACACGCAACCTTTACAGAAGGCGCTGAAAAATGTCAATAAGGCTGCTACTGATGCAAGTCAGGAGTTGAAACAGATTGATAAGGCCTTGAAGTTTGATACAGGGAACGTAACGCTCCTGACTCAGAAGCAAGAAGTCTTGCAAAAGCAAGTTTCGGCGACCAAGGAGAAACTAGAAACCTTGAGACAAGCTCAATCTCAGGTGGAGCAGCAATTCAAAAATGGTGATATCGGTGCTGACCAGTACCGTGCTTTTCAACGTGAAGTAGAAGTTACTCAAAACGTCCTAAAAGGATATGAGGGTAAGCTTGCAAGCGTGAACCAGGCGCTTGCTGAGAATGGGAATGCAACTAAAAGCAACCAAACGCAACTGAAAGAATTGCAGAATGAGCAAAAACTACTTGCCAGCGAATCTGAAAAAGTCGTTAGTTCTTTTAAACTGCAGGAAAGCCAGATGGGTGCCAATGCTAGTGAAGCTGACAAGTTGGCACTGGCTGAAAAGAAGATTGGTGCACAATCTGAAATTGTCGCTCGTCAAATTGAAAACCTTGAAAAGCAGTTAAGCCTAACTAAAGAACAGTATGGCGAAAACTCAGCCGAAGCTAACAAGATGGAAGCAGAGCTGAACCAAGCTAAGACCGCTTACGCTAATCTTGGTCAGGAAATGGAAAAGCTAGCCAGCAGTGGGAAACAAGCTGGAGATAGTCTCGGCGAGACTAACAATCTTTTGAAAGCTGAACTACTAAACCAATTTTCTGAAAAGCTATCTGAGATTAGTCAAAAACTAGTTGACTTTGGGAAAAGTGCTCTGGAAGCCTTTCGTCAAGTAGACGAAGGGATGGACATCATTGTTACTAAAACAGGCGCTGGAGGAGAAGCTCTGCAAGGTATGCAGGATGTTGCAAACGAAATCGCTACATCGTTACCAACAGATTTCTCAACAGTAGGGAATGCGGTTGGAGAAGTTAACACTCAATTTCAACTTACAGGCGAAGCACTCAAGGGTGCCTCAGAGGATATTATCAAATTCTCGGAAATTAACGGTTCCGATGTCACAAATTCGACTATTCAGTCGAAACAGGCTTTAGAAGCATACGGAATGACTGTTGATGATTTATCAAAAGTCTTAGATTCAACTACGTTCATCGCCCAGGCTACGGGTGTTTCCGTTGATGACTTGATGAAGAAAGCAACAGATGGCGCTCCTCAAATCAAATTGTTGGGACTTAGTTTTGAAGAAGCTGTCACACTTGTTGGTCAATTAGAGCAACATGGTGTAGATTCATCTGCTGCTTTATCAGGATTGACGAAAGCGGCAGGAGTGTATGCTAAACAAGGTAAAAGCATGAACGAAGGCCTCAAACAAACAATAGACTCCATCAAAAACAGCAAGAGTGAGACAGAAGCTTTAAGCATTGCGATGGAGATCTTTGGGGCTAAAAAAGCGCCACAAATGGTTGATGCTATCAAACGTGGAGCGTTAAGTTTTGAAGATTTAGGGAAAACAGCCCAAGAATCTGCTGGTTTAGTTTCAAACACATACGAAGCTACATTGGACCCAATCGATAAATTCCAGACGGCTCAAAATTCAGTTACTTTGGCCATGTCAGAGTTGGGTGCTGCAATTGCTGAAGTACTGGCGCCAGTATTTGAAATACTGGGGAATATTGTCAAGCAAGTAGCTGAATGGTTCAGCGGATTACCTGGTCCGATTAAAGAATTTGTTGTCATTCTAGGGACAGTTGTTACTGTTGTTGGTATCTTAGCCCCAATATTCCTAACTTTACAAGCAGCTGCAACAGCTCTTGAACTTTCAATAGGAGGCATGATTGCCGCCGCCTTACCAATCATTGGGACAGCAGCTGCAATAGCGGCCGCAGTTGCAGCGGTCGTTGTCATTTTAAAATACTTATGGGAAACGAACGAAGGATTTCGTAACGCTGTAACAGCTGTGTGGGAGGCTATTTCATCTGTCATTAATACTGTTGTAGGTGAAATTTCAAATTTCATCATGGGTATTTTTGGAATGGTTGTAACTTGGTGGACTGAAAACCAAGAGCTAATCCGTTCTATTACGGACGCTGTCTGGAATGGAATTTCCGCTATCATTAGCGCTGCTATGGCTGTTCTAGGTCCTCTTATAGAAGGAGGATGGAACACCATTCAGATTATCACGTCTACAGTTTGGGAAGTGATTAAAACGGTAGTTGAAACAGCTATCAACGTTGTTTTGGGTATTATCAAGGCAGTGATGCAGATCCTTACTGGTGACTGGTCGGGCGCTTGGGAAACCATCAAGAGCGTCGGAGAAACAATCTGGAATGGGATTGCAAGTGTCATTGGGACTATCTTTAATGGCATAGCGCAGGTATTGTCTAACATCTGGAACACTATCTCAACGGTTGCTTCAACCGTCTGGGAAGGTATTAAATCAACACTTACAGGAATATTTGACGGTATTTCAAGCTCGGTCTCAAGTGTCTTTAATGGTATTAAAGATACACTTAGTAATATTTGGGATAGCATTCAATCAACTGTAAGTAGTGTTTGGAATAGAGTCAAAGACACAATAGGTAATGCAATTAATGGTGCCAAAGATTTAGTTGGTAGCGCTATTGAAGCTATTAAGGGATTCTTTAACTTTGAATTTAGATGGCCTCATATTCCTGTACCACATTTTCGTATTACTGGATCTACCAATCCGTTTGACTGGTTAAGCGGAGGATTGCCAAGTATTGATGTAAAATGGTTTGCCAAGGGTGGTATCTTGACCAAGCCGACTGTTTTCGGTTCAAATGGAAATAGTTTAATGGCTGGTGGAGAGGCTGGAAATGAGGCTGTCTTACCACTAAACGAACGTACCTTGGGAGCTATCGGCCGTGGAATAGCCCAAACAATGGGAGGTCTGTCTCCTGTTATCAATGTCAGCATTAGTGGAAATAACATCAGTGAAGAGATGGATATCAACCGTATTGCTGACGTTGTCGCTCAAAAGATTGCGGATGAACTGCAACGGAAAACACAACTTAGAGGAGGAATCGCATGATCAAACATAATGAATTGGTGATTGATGGCGTAGCAACCTCCTCTTTTCCTTTTGACGTCATCGTAGAGGAAGCGCCATCCATCGTGATTGCTAATAGTAAGACAAAACTATGGGAGCATGACGGAATTAGTGGAGCGATTCTACAAACCAATCATCATAGAGGGATGGTTGAGAAATCCTATACGCTTCACTTAGTCAAACCAAAAGAAGAGGACTTGAACCGTTTTCTGGCTCTCTTTGCCAGGGAAAACTTTTGGCTTGAAAGTGAACGTGTCAAAACCACTAAGATGTGGTGTTACAAGGTGAAGATTTCCGAGACTGTTAGAAATCGTGCAGGGTACTACGCACTTAAAGTCACATTTGAGTGTCATCCTACAAAATTTTTCAAAGTCACGGACAATCAGACCTTTTCAAGAAATGGGACTTTAAGAACTAAGGGCTCTGCTTTGGCTTTCCCGACAATTACCTTGACTGGTAAGAGTACGACTGAGGTTAGTTTCACAGTGGACAGGCAGGTCATTCGCTTAGAAAGACTGTCTGGAAAAGCTATCATGGTAAATAACCCTAACAACCCTAGTTTCTTGGACGGAACAGGTTCCAGAATTAAATGGACAGGGGATTTTATCACGATTGACCCAATCAAGAAGCAAGATATTGGGATTGTCTTAGGTGCTGGTATCAGTTCCATGACGATTGAGACAGTTTGGGGGTGGGCATAATGCTATATTTGCTTGAAAGCGATACTCGTAATGTTAAATGGAACGGTATTCCACTGCATGAAGCGACTTCAGCAATCATAAAAGAGCAAATGAATGGGGATTTTACCCTTACTCTTCGCTACCCTATCACCGACTCTGAGATTTATCAGCTTTTCCGTGAAGATATGTTGATTAAAGCACCAGCTCCTGTGATTGGTCCGCAGTTGTTCCGCATCAAAAAGCCAGTAGAGAATGATGATCATTTAGAAATCACTGCTTATCATATCACTGATGATGTCATGCGGCGGTCTATCAATCCTCTGTCTGTCAACAAGCAGAGTTGTTGGCAGGCTCTTTCTCAATTGGTACAAGTTGCTAAGTCTCCTATCAATGATTTTTCATTTACCAGTGATATCACAGATAGGAGAACCATCAACACAAAAGAAGTAGAAACACTCTACAGCGTGTTAATGGATGGCGCTCACTCAATTGTGGGAACATGGGAAGGAGAGATGGTTCGGGATAATTTAGCGATCTCAATCAAGCGAAATCGAGGAGAGGACAGAGGTGTTATCATCTCTACTCACAAAAACCTAAAATCCTATCAACGAACCAAAAACTCACAAAATGTTGTTACTCGGATCCATGCTAAGTCTACATTTAAGGCAGAGGGTGCCAAAGAAGATACAACAATTGCCATAACGGTTGATAGTCCGTTAATTGGCGCTTACCCCTATATCAACGAAAGAAGTTATACAAATAACAACATTCAGACCGTTGAGGAGTTGACAAAGTGGGCTAGTGCTAAATTTACTAACGAACACATAGATAAGGCTACAGATGCCATCAAGATTGAAGCCTATGAACTTGATGGGCAAACTGTTCACATGGGCGATACAGTCAACCTGAAAAGTTATAAGCACAATGTGGACGTTTATAAGAAAGCCATTGCCTATGAATATGACTGTTTAGCAAACAATGGACAGGGAGCCTATCTAACCATTACCTTTGATGACAAAGTGAAATCAGGAGGGAATGGTGGCGGATTGTCAGCAGTAGCAAACGCAATCTTGGACAAGCAAGAAACACAATTTGACATTATGCTGGAACGTGCAATCGCAAACGCTGACCGTGCGTTTGATGCTGAGTTCAAAAAGCGTAAAAAAGAGATAGATGATGGTATCGAACTTGCCAAGGCAAAGACTGAAGAAGTTAAGCAAGAACTGTCTGATACTATCAATCAGCGCTTCGACAGCTTTGACAATGGTCCATTGAAAGAAGCCAAGCGCAAGGCTGAGGAAGCCTTGAAAAACGCTGGCGCAAGTAGTTTGCTTGCTCAGGAAGCCAAGCAGATTGGGCTGGATTCTGTTGCTAGACTTGAAGCGTTTAAGTCACAGACTACGACCACTCAGACGGCTCTGTCGGGTGACTTGGATGTCTTGAAACGGACTATCGCGAACGATATTCGACCGAAGCAAGCACAGGCCGAAGCTGAGATTGCCAAGCAAGTTGAAGCACTTAACAAGACCAAGAATGAGTTGGCTGGTGTGAAGTCAGCGCAAGCGACGTATGAAGAGACTACGACTCGCAGACTGTCAGAACTGACCAACTTGGCAAATGGTAAAGCCAGTAAATCTGAGCTTGTGCAGACAGCTGAGGAGCTGGCTAGTCGGATAGCGAGTGTGAGGGTCGGTGGTAGAAACTATTATCGAGATTCTGAGAAGGTTCGAACAAGTACGCGTTTCTTCTCGTTTCCTTTACATCCATACTTTACCCAAGAAAATGTCGGAGAAACTTGGACTCTATCGTTTGATCTAAAAATAAATGAAGGTGGCGAGATTCGCCCATTACATTTTTATCATTATCAAAATAACCGCTTCGGTCTGAAAACTAGTGCAGACATCACTCCAAGCAAAGAATGGCAACGGTTCACGTTCACAGGTCCAGTTATCTTTCCAAATGATGATCCTCGTTATGCAAGAGGCGAGATGGCCTTGTATGACTACGGTGGAAACAATAGCTATTCCGTTCGTAGGATTAAGCTTGAGAAAGGCACTCTAGCGACAGATTGGAGTCCAGCAATCGAAGATATAGAAGGACAGCTTTCAACAGTTGAATCCAACTTCAGACAGCGCGCTGATTCGCTAGATGCTGGTGTGAGAAGTCTGACTGAAGGATTGAGAACTAAAGCGGATATCAGTGCACTCAACGTGACTGCTGAGAATATCAGGCAGTCTGTGAAGAGTCTTGAGACAGACACGCAGAACAAGCTAGATCAGAAGTTAAACCTGGCTGAATTTGAGGTGCGAGCTGGTTCTATTCGTCAGGAAATCCTGAACGCAACCAAGGACAAGGCAGATAAGACCTTGGTTGTGGCTGAAGCTGGGAAATTGCGAGAAGAATTTTCAAACTTGAGAGTCGGTGGTAGAAACTATTATCGAGATTCTGAGAAGGTTCGAACAAATACACGTTTCTTCGCCTTTCCTCTGCATCCCTACCTTTCACAAGAAAATGTAGGTGAAACATGGACTTTATCGTTTGATTTAAAAATCAACGACGGTGGTGAGATTCGCCCTCTACATTTTTATCACTATCAAAATAACCGCTTCGGTCTGAAAGCTAGTGCTGACATCACTCCAAGCAAGGACTGGCAACGGTTCACGTTCACGGGTCCAGTTATCTTCCCAAACGATGATCCTCGTTATTCAAGGGGAGAAATGGCCTTGTATGACTACGGTGGAAATAATAACTATTCTGTGCGTAGGATTAAACTTGAAAAAGGCACTTTAGCTACTGACTGGAGCCCAGCTCTCGAAGATACTGAGGGCCTTATCACTGAAGCTAAGGCTACCTTTGAGCGAACAGCTCAGGGTTTGCGGACTGACTTATCAGCTATTCAGGAATATGTCAATAAAGACGGTCAGCGACAGGAAGCTTTACAGCGTTACACTCGTGAGGAAAGCGCAAAACAAGCGACGGCTGTACGTGAGCTTGTTGCGAAGGACTATGTAGGCAAAACGACTTATCAAGAAGATGTGAAGGGTATCAATCAGAAGATTGAAGCTGTTAAAACTAGTGCGAATAAAGAAATCGCTAGTCAAATCGCAAGCTATCGTCAATCGGTAGATGGTAAGTTCACGGATATTTCAAGTCAGATAACTACTTATAAGCAAGATGTGGGCGGTCAAATCAGTGGTCTATCAAATAGACTTACAAGCAGTGAGCAAGGAACCACTACTCAGATTTCAAATCTTTCAAATCGGATAAACAGTAACAAACAAGGCACAGATAATCAGATTTCAAATTTAAAGACTCAGGTCGCTACAAACAAGGATAATGCTGAACGACAAATGGGTAGAATATCTGATCAGGTCTCTGCAAACAAAGTAAATGCTGATAGTCAATTTGCGAATGTGACCAATCAACTAGCACGAAAAGTTGAGACTACTGACTTCCAGCGAGTCAAGGAGACTAGTCAGCTTTACGAGCGTATTCTGGGCAATACTGAAAATGGAATTGCAGATAAGGTTGCTCGTATGGCTATGACCAATCAGCTATTTCAGGTTGAGGTGTCTAAGAATGAAGGCCTGAAAACAGTCCAAAGACAGCTTGCTGGCTCATGGTCAGTTCAAAACATCAACTCTGCTGGAGATATCATCTCTGGAATTAATCTTGGTTCAAATGGTCAAAACCGAATTACTGGTAAGGCTACTCACATAACTGGTGAGACCCTGATTGACAATGCAGTTATCAAGTCTGCTATGGTTGATAAGCTGAAAACGGCCAATTTTGAATCTGGTTCGGTCACGACTAAGATATTAGACGCTGAAGCGGTCACGGCTGATAAAGTGAGATTTGACGATGCGTTTATTAGGAAAATGATTGCAAATGAAGCATTTATTAACCAACTAACATCTAAACGCATTTTTGCGACAAAAGTCGAGTCGGTTGTTTCTAGTTCAACATTCCTGGAAGCTTACCAAGGCCGAATTGGTGGATTTACTATTGGGCGTTTTGACCAAGGAAGAGGTCGCTGGATTTCTGGTATCAACCAATTCTCAGTTGGCATGGGGAACGGTGAAGGCGGAAGTTATAATGGCGAAAATACTGCATTTTGGGCGAACTGGGGTTACAGTTGGAACTATCCTGGTCCCAATGCTTGGTATGTGACAACGTCTGGAAATATGTATTGCCGAAACGGAGCGGATTTCCACGGGAAGGTCGACTTTTCGAATAGATCAACAGTGAATTTTTATAGTCAACCGTCGTTTTCAAATGGAGCAGTAATAAATGGTAGCTTGAGGGTGTCTGGTCGTATTACCTATAGTGGCGGCGAGTGGCTTTACTCACCTATATACAATAAATTATGGAAAGATAATTCACAAGGCGGTGAATGGCTATATTTGGATAGGCAGGGTAATAGTGGTAGAGACTGGATTGAGATGAATAAAAGAATCTCAGACCGTCGTTATAAATCCAATATTCAAGATAGTCAAGTTTCTGGTCTAGATGCTATCAATAATTTAAAAACATACAGCTATCGCAAAGAATACGATGGAAAAATAGAAGATATCGCTTGCGGTATCATGGCTCAAGATGTCCAGAAATATGCCCCTGAAGCATTTTTTGAAAACCCTGATGGTGCATACTCATATCGCACATTTGAATTGGTGCCTTACTTAATCAAGGCCATCCAAGAATTAAACCAAAAAATAGAAAAAATGGAGAAAACAATAGCATGAATAACAACATGGACGCAGTAGTAAATCAGTTAACACTTGATTCGCTGACTGAAAAGCTGGCAGTCAGTGAGCAAGCATCAGCTAAGAATGAGGCTCTTTATTTGTATGCAGCAAGCGAATTACACACGATGAAAAAGGTCCTAGAATATGACCCAGCTCTAAAAGAGTTATTTGAAGAAGTGAAAGGAAACATGACAAATGGCAATTAATAATTATGAACTAGCAAGCAAACCTTATACACGAGGATTTGGAGATAATATCAAGACAGTAGTTGAAATTCGTTTATCAGAAGGCAATCGTTACAGTACGAACATGCGTGAACTTACAGGGGACCGCACAAATGAATCAGAAGATGTTTTGATTCAAGATGTACTGGATATTCTAAAAGCCGAGCTAGATCCAGGCAGCGCTATTGTCAAAACACAGGCTCAGCTTGAACAGGCTAATCAGAAGATTGCGCAAAATGAGAGTGAACAGAATAAACTCTCTGCGCTTGCAAATAAAATTGACAAAGTCGTTCGTGTCATGGCTCAAGATTCTATCATGGGTGAAAAAATCTCCTATGGAACAACCTACAAGGAACTTGTCGAACTCTTCCCACTTGTAGAGGAAGGTAAGGTCTATCAACCAGGTGATATGTTTGTGATTGAAGATTCTGAACACGTCGAATTGAATGGCGAAGGCAAGCGTGTCTTGATTCAGACAAATCAGGCCTTTACTTACAAAGGTGAATCTCTCAAACAACTTGAAGGTGGACCATCTCAAAATGGTTTACTTGCCGTCTGGAAATGGGATGGAGCAAAAAACGACAAACAGAATCAAACATCTAACGAGTTAGAGACAAAACCTATTCAGTAAAGGAGAATATATGAAAATCGAATTGTTTAACTTTTTTAGAAGTCTAATCCAAACAGAAGATGGCTTGGTATTGTATGCGCTAGGCTTAATTGTGATTCTAGAAATCGTAGATTTTGCATCAGGGACGTTTGCAGCAATTGCAAATCCAGAAATTGAATACAAAAGTAAGATTGGTATTAACGGCTTGATTCGAAAGATTCTAGGTGTCCTCTTGTTGATGGTATTGATTCCGATGTCTGTCTTGCTGCCTGAGAAGACAGGGTTCGCATTTCTATACTCGATTTACCTCGGATATTTGCTTTTTACTTTCCAATCGCTCATTGAAAATTACCGTAAGTTGAAAGGGAATGTGACTATCTTCCAGCCTATCATTAAGGCATTTGAGCGTTTATCTGGCGATAAAAACGATAAGAACGAAGGAGAACAATAATGGATATTGATACAAGTAGACTAAGAACTGACCTTCCACAAGTTGGGGAACAACCATACAGACAAATTCATGCGCATTCAACAGGGAATCCGAACTCGACTGCCCAAAATGAAGCAGACTACCACATGCGCCGTCCTGTTGATTCAGGATTTTTCTCGCACGTTGTCGGCAACGGCCGTGTGATGCAAACCTGGTACACAGATATGGGAGCCTACGATGTGGGAGGTGGCTGGAACGTTGAAGGCTACGGACAAGTAGAATTGATTGAAAGCCATGCTACTAAGGAAGAGTTCATGCGCGATTACAAGCTCTATGTTGAACTACTGCGTAACCTTGCTGATGAAGCAGGGATTCCGAAAACGCTGGATTCTGACAGCCTAGCAGGCATTAAGACACATCAGTATTGTACATACAATCAACCTCGCAACTACTCAGACCATGTGGATCCATACCCTTATCTGGCCAAATGGGGCATTAGCCGTGAGCAATTCAAGAAAGATATTGAGGGTGGTCTATCTGAAGCTGGTTGGAAACAAAATGGCACCGGCTGGTGGTGGGAGGAGTCAGATGGCTCTTATCCTACAAACTGCTGGAAACAAATCAACAATGAATGGTTCTACTTTGATGAACGTGGTTATTGTTTAATCAATCGCTGGTTCAATGATGGGAAAGATTGGTTCTATCTTGATAAGCGTGGGGCAATGGTCACAGGCTGGATGTTCCTTAACCATCGCTGGTATTTCTTCAAGTCAGATGGCCGTATGGCCACTGGATGGGTAAAATACCGAGAAACTTGGTATTTCATGGAAGAAAAAGATGGTTATATGCTATCTAAACAGTTCATTAAGTCAGGCGATGGCTGGTACTATTTGAAGGCGAACGGTGAACTTCACACAGACCCAGCCTTCAAAACCGAACCAGACGGACTTATCACTATAGTTGATAAACCAAAAGAAGAAAAATAAAAACAGAAAGGACTTTCAAATTAGATTACACCAACCGCAGGCCGTTTGGCTTGCGGTTTTTTTGTTTGCTTAAAATAGAAAAAACAGTGATGGTACTCACTGTTTTTCTTGTAGTGTATGGGCGTAAGAAGTCATGCTGATAGCGTGTTTTAAACGCATGTTCATAATATCTGATACACCGTTTTTATACTTATCTACGGCCTGAATAGATACGCCACAGTTTTTGCTGATAGCATAGGCTGTGGCGTTGTCTAAAAGCCAGCGGATAGCTTTAATATCTACTGACATATATTACCTCATAAAATACCAAACTGCAAATAGGAGTAGAAGAAGTCCAATAATAAATTCAACTTTTTCACGCTTGGTGGTTTTTCTAATTTTTAGATTTACTTTCATTGTTTTTCCTGTTATAATTTAAGTACACCCCCGAAGGGGTGGATAGTGATTTCTCACTATCCAATTTCGATGTGCCATTCAAAGCTGATTATAAATAAGTTTATTTTGACTACTAGCTTATTTGTTTTTACTTTGAGTGGCTTCTTTTTGAACTTAAACATTTTGTTTTCCTTTCTACTAGTTTCCTTGTCTAAGGTTTCCTCCTTAACCTTATGTATCTATTATACAACTAAAGTTGTATAATGTCAATAGTTTTGATGAAGTTTTTTTCAAAAAAATAGACCTTGTCCAGAGGTCGGGGAGTTGGAGGGGACACCCTCCAAGAGCGTTGATTTAATAAGATTTTATTTTACCTTTTTCATAATAATCTCCCTTAACTCCACCCAATCAGGTGGAGTTTTTTGCCTCTATTTCAGGCTTTTGGGGAGTTTTCTAAAAATCATTTTTCGATATTTTCGGATTTTGGTCGGGGAATTGGCGGGGATTTTTTAGCGAATATGACTAAGAAATAGGTCTGTTGTCGCTTCAGCGAGTTCGTCCTCTACTTGATTGTAACGATCGGTCATATAGACTTTTGTATGGCCCAGCGCCTGGCTTAATTGTTCAAGAGGAACCCCTGCAATAATGCTTTGAGTCGTGAAGAAGTGGCGCATCATGTGAGGTGTTACATGCAATCCTGTCGCTTCATTCACTAGATTGAAGTTTCTATTTAATTGGTTTGGATTGATGAGACCACCTTTTTCGTTCAGGGTGATATAATCTTTTTGTTGTTCCTTGATAATTCCTAACTTTCGCTTAATTTTAGAAGCTTCAGCTATCAGATAATAGATAAGGTCCGTTCCGATATCATCAAGGCAGACATATCGCTCTGAATCCTTCGTTTTAAGCCCTCCTTTCCCTTTTAAGGTCTGGTTGCTTCGACTATCTCTAAGATGCAGTATAGCCCGTCCGCTGTCGTTCTGAGTGACGTCCATTGGACGCAATCCAAAGACTTCTCCTCTTCTTAACCCAAAAATGGTCAGATAGGTTAGAGCGTAGAATTGTTTTGACATGATTTCTTCTGCCTTTGCTATCCAGGTCTTGAACTCTTTGAGGGTCACTTTCTTGTTGGCAGCAGGGATATCACTCTGGCCAATAAAGACACCTTTCAAGCGATTTGAGAGCAGATTTCCATTTTTGACGGCATCATTCAGCAATGCCATGAAGCTGGAATTGAGGGTTTGGACAGTGTATCTAGTATGGTTCTGCAACTTTTCAGCGATAAAGAGTTCATACTCATTTCTATCTAGGTTCTTAAGCAGGACAGAACCAAATTTGGGTTTGATATGATTCTTATAGAGATTATCATTGAGGTAGTAGGAAGTGTCATTCCAGCGCCCTGTTGACAATCTCTTTTCAGAATAGATATCCCAATACTGATCAAGCGTTAGATTCGTATTGATACCTAATTCTTGTTCTTGGATTTGTTGTTCAATCTCTGTCAAGGCTGCGCGAGCTTGAGGGAGAGTTATGAAACCACTTTTACTTTTTTCTCTTTTTTTACCTCGGAAGAAAAAAGAACGTCTGACATAGTAACGCTTGCCTTTAGCAGTCTCATAGTAATAGATATTTGGGTATTTTGTTTTATTATATTTCATTGTATTCTCCTTGTTTATCGGCTTCTGGA